GTAGATGTCCAGCGTGAGGTACTCGCTCAGGAGCAGCTCTTGCAGCTTCGGCAGACCGGTCTCGACCCAGGGGCCGTGCTCGATGACTCGGAAGCCCGAGCACGTGATCGAGATGAGGTCCATCGACGTGAAGTCCACTTCCGCGGCGCCGAAACGACCCAGCACGTATGCCGGCTGCGTCTCGTACGTCATGTTGTAGCTCACGTTGTTGAACAGACCCACGACGTGGCTGGTACCGTCATTCGGGTTGAAGACGTTCAGCTTGGCGCGGGCGCCCGACATGACCTTCGGGGCGGTTTGCTTGGTGGCGGCCATTGCGTTCCTTTAAGTGAAGATTGGGTTGGGGCTTACGCCGACTGCTGGATCTGCGTGATGGAGAAGGTGATCGGGATGAAGTACAGCGCGGTCGCGGCCTTCACCTCGGCGCTCACCACCATCGCGGGACCGTTGATCTTGATGATGGGGTTCTTGTAACCCTTCGGCGCGTCGTCGCTGAAAGCGATGAGCTTCAGGCGGCGCATGTTGTCCATGATCGCGTCGAGGACCGAGAGGGCCTGCGCCGCGCTCACGTCCGCCAGCGACTGGCCGACGAACGCCTGCTCCATGATCTGCGCCGTGGTCAGCGAGATGATGTCCGCGACGTACACAGCCTGGATGCTGTTGTACACGAAGTTGTTGTCGCGGCCGTACGTGGTCTGGTCGGACACGTACTTGAAGCCACCCGTCGGGGGACGAGCGACGATGAGCAGACCCGCCTCCAGCGCCAGCTCGACGGCGTCGTCGTCCTGGTCGTTGAAGTCCCCGGCCGCCTGGAGAGCGCCCGAGATCGCGATGCCCTTGTTGAAGATGGCGCGGTAGAAGCCCGCCGCCTGCATGCCCGCGGCCTTGACCGCGTTCATCCAGGGCTGGAACTGAGCCACCGAGCCGGCGACCGAGCGATCACGCACGTCCTGGAACGCGAGCGAGCAGCGGAACGAGGCCAGCTCGCCCGAGGCGGACTTGACGTCCGTGAGGGCGCCGCGGAACGACAGGAAGGCCTGGCGGTTGCGGCGCTTCTTCAGCGTCGACATCTGGAGGACGTGTGCACGCGCGTTCGAGTTCACAGCCTCGATCGTGTAGGCCGACGCGGTCTCGGTCAGACCGTCGGCGACGTCGGCCGTTGCGTCACGCGAGAACAGCGGGACGAGGAAGTTGCCACGAACCATCTTGAGCGCGTCGAAGGCCGCCGCGATGTTGGCGTCCGAGGTTGCGCCCTTCGCGCCGCCCGAGAGGAACGACACGCCCGTGGTCGGCTGCGGGAGACCCGAGGTCGCCTGCGCCGCCAGCTCCGTGAGGAACGCGTTGTCCCGCACCGAGGTGAAGAACTTGTACGCGTCCATCTTGATGCGACCCGGGGTCAGACCGTCGAAGGTCGAGCAGATGCCGAACACTCCCTGGTCGAGAGCGGTCGACGGCTGCGAGCCGAGGACGGCCGAGCCGGCCGCGCACGTGAAGCCGCCGAGCGAGTTGATGTAGGCCGCGAGGTCGGCGATTGCCGGCCAATCGGCCAGGGTCACCACGATCGGGCTCAGTGATGCGCTGTCGCCACCGGCCACGGTGAGCGTGATGCTGGTACCGTCGATGGTGGCCGTGGCCGTGGTGCCCAGGTAACCGAGCTTGAGAGCAATGGCGCCGCCAGCGGTGATGTCATTGGTGACGTTGTCGCTCGCGCGCGCCTCAGTCAGCGTCGCCACGTACTCGGCGTCCGAGACGATGAGGTGGGGAGCCTCGTCGTTCGAGATCCAGTCGACCACCTCGGCACCGCTGGTGCCGTTGACGTGGCAGAGCGCCGAGAGAAGGTCGGTTCCGGTTTCCAGCTCGTTGATCTGGAGGTTCTTGCCGTAGCCGTCGATGGGGTCGAGGGTCTCGATGAGCGTCGCCGTGATGGCGCCGTAGCCGACGACGTCGCTGGTTCCGACGATCGCAGTCGCGGTCGCGCCGAGCGGCGTGTCGTTCTGGCCCGGGGTGCCGGCGATGTTGAGGACCTTCTCGGCCAGGATCTGCTTGTCGGTGGGGACAGCGTACACGATGTACGAGCCGCCGTTCGTGGCGCTCACGACAGCGATGCCTGCCGTGGACGCGACGTAGAGGGTGTCACCGACGGCCGGGAGGTGGTCCCAGGCGACCGAGCGGTCGAACTGAACCTTCTTGCCGGTGATGACCGTCGCTGCGATGGTACCCGTGGTGCCCGTGAGCATGGCGATCGCGGCGCCGCCCGAGGTGTCGACGCCAGTGAGGCCACCGAGGGCCGAGGCGAAGGTCGTCGGGGTTTCAGCTGCGGCGATCGTCAGCGTCTGCGTAGCTCCGCCGTTCACGCGCACCGAGATGTCGGTGGTCGCGATGGCGAGGGCGAACGCGAACGATCCCGTGGTCGGGCCGGACTCGGCGGTCTTCGCCGTGACCTCGTACGAGATCTGGTTGCCGGCCTTGCCCCAGCTGCGATCCTGGAGCGTGGCGTAGGCGGTGTTGCCGAAGTTCGAGAGAACGGCCGAGGCCTTGCGAGACGGGTTGGTCTTCACCAGGATGAAGCCCGCGGGCGCGCCCTGGATCTGGGGGTCGTTCGCCGGGACCGCGCCCGAGTTGAACGCATCGACCAGTCGACCGGTCTTGTACTTCGCCTTGACATCGCCGATCTGGCCGGGCCCGAAGACAGTGGACGCGAGGTCCGCTTCCTGGGTGAAGTCCGGGCCAGCGTCCGCCTCACCGACGAGCATGATGATGCCCGTGGTGGCGATGCCAGTGTTCTGCTGGACGACGTTGTAGCGCGCGTACGCACCCGGGGTGATCAGTACGCCAGCGTCGGTGGGGAAGTTCTGAGACATTTTGGTCGATCTCCGTAAGGAAAGATTGTGTCTTTGCGATGGTTAACGATTTTTCTTGCCGCGGCGCTTCGGGGTCACCGAGAGCATCCTGCGGTTGTGGTTTGCGGACATGAGACCCTTGTCCAGCTCGTCGGCCTCCAGGTCCTTCTTGGTGAGGGACAGGGCGGCCTTCCGCATGTCCATCTCGCCGCGCTGGAGCGCCGTCGTGCCGTGGAAGCGCTTGCTGGTGAGGCTGCCCTGCTGCTGGGGCGCGCCCGGGGCCGGAGCCTGAGCCTTCGGCGAGTGGAACATCGAGAACAGGCCGCGGAGGAATCCCACGCCGCCCTTCTGCTTGCTGGCCGCTGCGAGGTTCATCTTGTCGCGCGCGCCGCTGAGGGCATCGGCGCCACCGCCCGCGGGGGCAGCGGCGGCCGGGTTCGCCTTCAGGCGCTGGCCCAGGGTCGCGTTGGCCGGGCCCTTGTCGAAGTCGGAGACGTCGACGTCGACCGAGCCAGCATGAGCCTTCGCACCCGAGGCGAGCGACGCGAGGTCGATGCCCTGGGCCTTGTCCTTCTGAGCCTGGACGTTCGCCAGATCGCCACGCAGACGCTGCACGTTGGCGTTGCCCTTCAGGCGACCGGCCTCGGCCGCGCCTGCGGTCTTCAGGGAACCGACTGCGGGCTTCGCGGCCGGCTTCTGAGCGCCGGGCTTCGCTGCGGAAGCAGCTGCGGGAAGCTTGTGCGCGTCTCCGCCGCCCTGGCCCACCGGCTGCTTGCCGGGGACGCCCTTACCTGCGGGAGCCTTCGCCATCGCGGGAGCCGCCTTCGAGAGACCCTTGCCGGCCTTGATCTCGCCGCCCGAGCCCTGCTTGTCCGGGGTGGCGTCCTTGCCCTTCTTCGGGGCCTTGGCGCCGTCGACGGCCTTCTCGGCTGCGACCTTCGGGTAGACCATGGCGTTCTCGCCCTTCGCCACGGGAGCCGCGACTGCCTTGAGGGCTGAGGGCATGTTCGCCTGGGTCGCGTGACCCGGGCCGCCCGTGCCGTACTTCGAGGCGCTGCCGGGGTTCAGCTCGGCCTTCGCGTTCGGGATCGAGCCCGAGACGCTCGCGCGCGGCGTGTTCGCGCCGCCAGCGGTCATCGAAAAACCGCTGCCACCGGTACGACCCATGTGGGCGATGGGCTTCTTCGGCGCCGTGCCAGGCATCGCCGTGGGGCTGTGAGCGAGCGAAGTCATGCTGCCCAGCTCTTGGTTGGCCTGGTGGATCGGAGTGGTGGGCGCGGGCTTCTTCGGCGCGAGCGCAGCGGCGCTCGACGTCGGCATGCCCATCTTCGCCAGACCCGGCTTCACGTCATCGAGATGCGGAGTGGTCTTCATCTCGGCCTTGTGGTTGACGGTGCCGTTCGCGATTGCGTTCGCGGTGGCGTAGGCCTTCGACTTGCCTTCCTTGTCGTGACCGTACTCGTCCTTGAGCTTGTGCATCGTCTTCTCGGAAATCCCCTCGGGGGTCTTCTTCGCGAGATCCTTGCCGGGGCGCACGTCGTCCATGTCGCACTTGCCCATGTCGTGTGCCTTGCCGCAGTTCTTGCACAGCTCGGCCATCGCCATCGGCTGCGTTCCGCCACCGACAGCGGAGATGGTTCCAGAGTTGTTCTTCTGGAGGGTCTCGATGCACTTGCAACGGCCGTTGACGTCGGGACCGCCGCAGAGAGGGCACAGCTCGTGCTTCTCCAACTTGCGTTCCTTCGTCGACGCCTCGCGGGCGCGCATCTCGCGGATCTGGGTTTCGGTCTTGAGCAACACGGCCTTCAGGTCGGTAGCGAACTTCTGAAGGGGCGCGGAAAGCTTACGATTTGATTCGGCCACGTGGGTCTCCCGTTGGTGATGGAAAGATTGGGGGCTCTAGCGGAACAAAACAGCCTATTTCTGGGACTTCTCCAGGACTCGCCCGATGACGTCCTTCAGGTCCTTGGCGAACTTCCGCATCAGATCCCGTTCCATCGGGTTGAGCGGCGGCTTCGCCACGTGATGCTCCAACGGCACCGTTCCCTTGACCGGGCTGTCGTGCATCTCATCGCCGAAGTGGAGGGTGACGTAACCCTTGCCCGGCAGGTGCGTGTAGAAGTCCTTCGGCTGCGTCGGGCTGTAGTGCATCTCCGGCTTCGACTCTTGGTGCTTGCCGGCGTTGGGCCCGTGGGTGTAGAGCAGCTCGTGCTTGCCGTCCTGCGAGTACACGACCGCCTCTTGGCCGTACTTGCGGCCGAGGGTGTACATGTGCTCGCGCGTCGGATTGTGGACGATGAAGCTGTTCTCCGGCGCGCCGTACGATCCGTGCGTGGGCTCATGGTGCAGCCCGAGGCCGTGCAAGTCTGCGCTCAACGCCTCGTTGCCGCCCGGGTGCGTGGGGAAGCGCGGCGACTCCGCCGTCATGATCCCCACCGTGTGCCCCTTGTTGAAGAGCGGATGGTCCGACACTTCCTTCGGGACTACCGAGTACAGGTTGTGCTCGTTGCCTTCGACTTCGTCTTTACGCAGGGGTCGCATCGGTTACTCCAAAACGGGGATGACGCCCCAGGGGTCGTCTTCGTTCACGCCATCGCCCTGGTCGTTGACGGGCGGTGGCGTCGGGGCGGGAACTGCACCCGGCTCGTACGCGAACGTGGGCTCGAACGCCGGCTGCGTGTCGACGACATCGATCAGCGGGTTCGTGGCCTTCGGCCAGTAGTGGCGCGCGTAGCCGGTGATGGTGATGAACCTGGCGAAGACCTCTTCGTTGTCGAACTCCAGGTTGCGACGGAAGTCGGTCGAGGTGAGAGTCGTGCGCTCGTAGCCGCGGGTCTCCAGCAGTTCCTGCTTGTACTTGAGGAGCATGAACTGCACGATGGAGTGCAGGTGGAGGAGGTAGCTCGGCTCACCCATCACATGGATGCCGATCT